AAATTATATGATATGATTAGTTGTCAATTTAGCGTCCATTATTTCTTTGAAAATCTGACTAAATTGGAAATGTTCCTTAACAATGTTAGCAAAAACTTGAAACCCGGTGGTAAATTCATTGGTACATGTCTTGATGGACGGAAAGTGTATGAGTTGTTGCAAGATGAAGATACCGTCTATAAATTGAAAGGTGACGAAATATTGTGGAAAATAATAAAGAAATATGATACCGACGCCGATTTTAGAAATGATGAAACAAGTGTAGGATATCCTATTGATGTCTATATCAATTCTATTGGTAAAACAACAACCGAATGGTTGGTTAATTTCGACTACTTACGGCTGAAGGCGGACGAGTATGATTTGGAATTGGAGACACTAACAGGATTTGAGACCTTATACGATGGAATGAAAAAAGGAAAAACCAGTTATGGTGATGCGGCGAAAATGTCGCATGAACTGAAGACGCTTAGTTTTATGCATTCACAATTTGTGTTTGTACGCAAGTAGTAAATATTTAAAGTTTTTAATATATCTTATTTAGTTAATTAATATTATGAGTAGAACTATTATTTTATCCCGACCGAATGTCGCATCAGCCGCGGCAGAGGCATCGGCATCGGCCTCGATAATATCGAATGAAACCTATACCAATCTCATTTTTTTTAAAAATAAAATAGATACGTTGGATAATAATAAGGTTTGGGACCGAGCAAAGAAATTAAGCAATGACTATGAATTGATTCACCTTCCTAATAAACGCAATAAAAAGGATAGTATTGCCGCATATGAACCTCTCAGTCGGTCCTATTTTAAAATGTGGGAAATGATCCATGAATTTAATTTATTGGATGATAGCCAACCAGTCAAGATTTTATGTCTGGCGGAAGGTCCTGGCGGATTTATAGAAGCTATCAATAATTATAGGAGCATTCGGGACACTATCTACGGTATAACATTAAAATCGGTAAATAAGGATATTCCTGGTTGGCGGAAATCGCGTAATTTCCTACGAGACAACCCGCATATTATTATAACTTATGGCGCCGATAACACAGGAAACATTTATAATTTGGACAATATTAAATACCTTGAGAACATGATTAAAAAAGCATATCTTATAACGGCCGATGGTGGTTTTGATTTTTCGGGGGATTTTAATAACCAAGAGAAACTCAGCTATCGTATTGTGTTTTGCGAAATAGTTTCGGCATTAGCTATACAACAAATCGGCGGCAATTTCGTATGTAAGATTTTTGACATACATAGTATGGTAACTGTGCGATTACTATACCTATTATCCTTTTATTATGGACGCGTATTCGTAACTAAACCATTGACAAGCCGTCCAGCCAACTCTGAAAAATATATCGTCTGTAAGGATTTTAAAGGTATAGGATATATGGATTTATATCATTTTTTTGATATTATTACCAATTGGGATAAAATCGAAGATGAAACCCTTCTGCTAAATAATATCGAGGTTCCTGCCAGTTTCATTAAACAGATCTATGATTACAATGAATATATAACACTTAAACAGGTTGATAATATTAAAAAAACACTCGATATAATAGAAAATGAAGAAAACCTTAGCACTATTGCCAAGATTGTCAAAATACAAAAAGAAAAAGCCGTATCATGGTGTAATATGTATAATGTGGAAATCAATACAAGCAGTATTTATTTGGCTTCCTAGCCATAATTATAATTATAATTATAATTATAATTATATATAATTTATATATAATATCATATCATAATGAATACCTCATGCGACATAAAAGCCAATAATACGGTTTCTCCCGATAATAATGTGCCACATGTATTGCGTGCGAATGAGAATAGAGCTATGCCGCCACCGCCAGTAAACGGTGGTCTTTATGGAGGGCCACAAGTGGACCACGCTTGGATGCCGCAGGCCGTGACACCAACAGATACGAATCTTATAATGGAAAATCTGAAAACGGCCAATCCACCACCTGGAGCATTGGCACATTTTGTTTCCACCGTGCGGCCAGGCAATAACTATGTATCTATGCCATCCGTATATAACTTTAACCAAACCCATGAACAAAATTGTGGTCCATTTGTTATTCATGGAACGAAACCTAGTTGCTAAAAGAGCGATATATCATATCATATTATATCAACTGTCAATGGTTCGAAATCACCTTCGGCAAATTTATATAGATGACTAAGAGATTCGCCATTATTGTGTCGCTGTATTGCCTGCGAGCATAGATATGAAACATCGATGATGTCAATCTTTTCCGATTTGCGAACTTCTTCGCGGTGCGACACGGTATTGCTAACAACTATTTTTTTAATACAACTATTATTTATTTTTTCCATGGCATTACCTGAAAATAATCCATGGCAAGCCAACATATAGACATCTTTCGCCCCATTTTCTATCAGTAAATCAGCCGCCTTACACATAGTACCACCAGTATCTATCATGTCGTCGACCATTACGGCGATTTTACCCTTTACATCGCCCATCAGTTTCATCATATGAATTTCATTGGGTTTGATACGGGATTTGAAAATGGTCGCGGCAGCACATTTTAGCCGTGTGGAAATTCTAATGGCCGATTTTACGGCACCTTCATCTGGGGCGATAATGATAACTTCATCTCGGCCGTCATTGCGATTGAGATCAGCAATAATATTCGTTTTGATATAGGACATAATGTATTTTTCGCAATAAAGATTATCGAGTGGGCAGCGATTGGAGAAAAAACCAGCAATCTGTCCCGCATGGAGGTCAAATACTATAACGCGATCGATATTTTGACTTTCTAGACATTTAGCAATCACGGCGGCGGATATAGGTGCACGACTGTAATCTTTACGGTCTTGACGCGAATATCCATAATAGGGAATAACGACATTCACATTTGCAGCACTACCACGTTTAAGGGCATCTATCATAATCAATAGTTCCATAATACTGTCATTTACCGATATGTTTTCATCCACATTGCGGCAGGTAGATTGAATTATAAAACAGTTTTCTTGGCGAACATTTTCATGAATATTTATATGTATTTCGCCATCGGCAAATTTCGTAATATCGGCATTTCCTAATGGTAAATTGAGATGGCGGCAAATACGGATAGCAAACTCTTTATTGGTGTTTCCACTGAAAATCTTCATATAGCAGTATAATACATACGTATACAGCATCCTTAAATTAAAATTAAAATTAAAATTAAAATTCATTTTTTTCGTTCAATAAAATATTCCAGTGTATTTTCAATTGTCTTGAATGACATATTTACATAGGGTAAATGATTCATATTATCTTCGCCTATATAGAATGTAATCCAACCAAAGGTTTTTGCCATCTGTAGATTTTCCAGCATATCTTCAAAAAAAAATACATAGTCAGTAGGTTGAATATTATTTAATGCTATGAATTTTTCATAAGCGGATTTGAAAGGTTTTAGGTCTTTAATCGTGTCGCGTCCGACAGTTGTTGTAAAATGCTTGGCAATTCCTATAATATCTAGACAGACTTTTGCATGCTGTATAGTTGCATTCGTAAAAATCAATTTCTTATAAGTTAGCATTTCCAATAAAAAATTAAGATATGGATTGCGTTTTAAAGTATTATAGGAGAAGGGTTGTTGCTGATATAGTGTCTGGTCTAGATCAAACACTAGATACAACATAACTAATTATATGATATATTATAATAAGTCGCCCAGGACGCCAAAACTACATATGAAAATAGTGTCATTATGTGTCATAGTGTATCGTAGTTTATCCAGTTTTGTATATTGATTGATAGTTAAATGGTCATAATTGACATAATTGGCAGGTAATTCGGAGACAATCTCTAAATTGATAGTTATGCCAAAACTTCTAAAATAGCGCTCAAGATTTATGAAATCGGCTTCATTTAGTTCACTAATGTTATTTTTATAAGGTGAAGTCTCATAGATGTGCTTACAGCCTTGCGATAAGATATATAGTAATGATTGGAAGACTTCGATTATATGAATATTATCAAATGAAATTGAATAGGAATTTGGCTGTTTTATTTCATTTGCGAATACGGTTTCGGCCAGTTCTTCGATATCAATTTCGGTCACTTCCATGATTAATGTATATTTTGATTTATTTAATTCACTGCGTCCGCGACCATATATTTACCGATAATTTATTCAGTGTTTCTAATATACTTTTGCTATCGGTCACTTCCACATCAATTATACAATATCCAATGGCATCTTTGGTAGCAAGATATTGGCGAATGATATTATACGCGTCCATTACAGCCATTATTTGGGCAAGGGCTCCAGGAATATTTTTATGGATGTTTATTATTCGCGTTGCGGTTTGGCATTTACCGATCTGTATATTTGGTAATGTAAGACAATTGGCAGTTGAACCGGTTTCAAAATATGATAGTATCTTGTTGGCAACATCTTGGCCGATTTCATATTGTGCTTCTTCCGTAGAACCACCTATATGCGGTGTTAGGATTACGTTATCGGCATACTGAAGACAAAATTGCCATTGGGATTTTTTATTTTCAGGTTCATCTGGAAAAACATCAAGGGCGGCACCCATTAAATGTCCATTATCTAGATATTTTTTTAGTGCGGTGATATTCACCACATTTCCACGACTTAAATTTAATAGATATGAACCAGATTTCATTTGTTGTAATTCGGTATCGCCGATTAGATTATTTGTTTCAGGCAATAGCGGCACATGGAGCGAAACATAATCGGCCGAACACAATAATGCTTCCATTGAAACCATCTTTGTACTATTACCAAGACTCATTACTGGCGCGATATCATAGAATATCACGTTCATTCCCATATTTTCGGCTAAGATCGAAACCTGGCTACCAACATGACCATATCCTATTATGCCCAATGTTTTACCGCGAATTTCATGATTATTCTTGCTGGATTTATTCCATAGACCTCCATGCATCATTTGGTTTTTGTCACCCAATTTACGTGCCAGAGAAATTATTAGGCCGATAATGAGTTCCGATACACTTCGCGTGCTCATGAATGGTGAATTGAATAAGGCGATATTGCGTTCTGTACAATAGTCTATATCAACTTGGTTCGTTCCTATACAAAAACATCCCACCAGTAATAAATTAGGCGCCTGTTCCAATATCTTTCTGGTAAGATTTGTTTTACTGCGAATACCAATAATATGGACATTCTGTATTTTTTCTATTAACGCATCGCCATTTAATGCGTCGGAAATACATTCTACATTATAGTTGTTTCCAAAACATTTAACTACAGATTTATCTATATTTTCCAGCAATAATACATTCATTGTATTCTATTATTGGCTTGTCGTTATGTTTAATATTTAATATTTA